TAGTAATATGCAATCCGTCTACTTGTCCCCCATCTGCTCCATGAACATGAAGTTGCCTTGCTGGACTAGTTCCAATACCAACATTACCAGTATCAAGCAAAGTCATAACCTCATTAGAGTCTCCTGTAAATATTAATGCTTGAGTATTGTAATTAGCATGGATTGACCAAGTGTTATCTGTACCAGAAGTATTAGTTATAGTTATTTTGCTTGAGGTGTTATCAGTTCCTTCAATGTCTAAAGCTGATGCTGGAGAGCTAGTTCCAATACCGACATTTCCAGTAATAAAATGAAACTCAGAACCTTCAAATGCTAATGGGGAACCTGCTCCAGCATCGTTGAAAGAAAAAATATTAATATTACCACCACGAGTACCAATTCTCAAATTATCATTTGTTGCATCAGAAATTTCAAGCTTTGCATCTGGTGAGTTAGTTCCAATACCTAAGCCTGTAGAATCAAGTCTCATTTTTTCAGAACCATTAACTTCAAATCTAATTTCAGCATCGTTCAATATCTGTATTCTACTTGAAGGAGTGTCATCTCCAATAACTATACCACCACTTCCACCAGTTATATAAATAAATCCATTGCTGTGAGGCGTAATTGATGATGCTATTATTGAATCATTTGTGCCACTAAATGTTAATCTTTCTTGAAGTTGTAAATCGCCAGAACTATCTATTCTCATGCGTTCTGTGCCAGATGTTCCTGTTAAAAATTTTAAAACACCATTATAAGACCATAAACTTGTATCTGTACCTATTTGAAAAAAGTGACCAGTATTATTAGCATCATCACTATCCCACAAGCTAAGAGTAGGT